CCCATTTGATAGTTGTAGGGATCAACATTAAAAGAACCATTATTCACCATGTTCGATAACGTAGTGGCATTCTTAGTGCCTAAGTCATAATAGGGCTGCTGATATCCCGCGGCTTGAGTCGTTCCTTGTTGAATAGCTTGTCTGGCATTGGCCTGTCCCTGCTGTAATTGCCCTGATGCTTGAGAACCAGTGATTCCCCCGACAATAGCTCCCCCGATGCCACCTATAACGGCACCCCACGGCCCTACCGTAGCACCTGCCGACGCTCCAGTTGCCGCCCCACTTCCAACGCTTCCCCAATTTATATCGCCCATAGTATGCCTCTTTTGTTATCGCTCTATAGAAATATCGCAATTAGCGGCTACAAGTACCGCCTTGTTGGGATCACTAACGGTCAATTTAAAAACACGATCACGACTTCGCCCCAACCTCATCCATTTAAGTCTTGCCAAGTATTCTCCAACCTTCCCCATACTTATCCAAGCTTCACTGCTCCACGTTGCGCCGCCATCGTCCGACCATTGCAGCATCGCTTGAGCATCAATGCCCTGTTCGGTAGCCGTTGATGGGTTCGCATGCCCTATCCCACGCTCAATATCAACTTCAACATTGCTGAAAAACAACCATTTGCGATCATGGTGAACATGGCAACCCGTGCGAATGCGCCGAATCGGGCTTCCGTTGTCGGTATAAGTCTCATAATCAAGTTCATACACATTTCCATTCTGATAATCACCGACATAGTTCTTGCCATTAAAAAAACACATGCACGAAGCCCGGTACTTGTCCATAATCCCCGTATCAGAGTTCCAACATCCGCGCTCATGCCATAATCCAGTCGTCAAATCATAACAGAGCGTCCTATTACCCTTTGTAAAAGTCAACAAGTAATAATTATGCCCACCCTGAGTATAACAAAAACCGTAAGCGTCCTCAATATTCGGCATGTTTTCAATGATAAAATCAATGGAAGGAGTGCTAATCTTTTGTGGTTGATAATTTGTTGCCGTCCACACCTGCCCATGGCCTTGCGCGCTCGACCCCAACCAGAATATATTGCTTCCATTAGTTGCAATGGAGTATTTCGCTATCGTACCATTATTAAAGAAAGCCCCATGGATTCGCTGATAAATAGGACTTGCGCCAGCATCATACCATACTTCCGTACTTTGATCTCCGATAAGCCACAATTCGTTATTTATTGAGGCAATGGCTTGTAGATTGTCGGGCGAACCTTCGGCAAAAAAACTGTTCAACGGGTTCCATCGGAAACCATCGTATAACTCCGAAACATAAAACTTTTGAGTGTTGGCTTCGTTGACGATAAATCTACCGTCATTAAAAACAACGTGTGTACATTTGGGGAAATATCCAATTTGATCGACAGGGTTATTGTTGCTGTCTTTATATCCGGTAATCGCATATGGGAAAACCCCGCCATCAATTGCCGTCAGCGTATCCGTGGTAAGATTAAACATCCAACCGCCAAAGCCATCGACAATAATCATGCCTTTGCCGCGGCGTTGCCCGCTATCGCTTTGATCCGTGTTATAAATAGGGTCATCTACACCTATTCCGTTATCGGCAAAATTAACGCGCGTAGTGGTATTGGTTCCAATGGTTCCACATGAAACAACTTTCCCGAACTTGGTTACTTCGTAGAGCTGATTCCCCGCAACGTAGAACATCCTATTATTACTGGTCACATAACAACCCCGAATTCCCTTTTTATTTGTAAGAGTACAAAACAACTTTAACCCTGGCGTCGGCATAAGTACAAGTTGTGCCTTTGCGCGTTCTATTTCAGCATAAACTTCAGGATACCAATTAACGCACTCCTGCCCGTTCACGGCAATGGAACGTTCTTTGTATAATGCGCCAAGGAATCCTAGATCGGGCATGTTATCCCCTGAAAATGTCACCGTAAATGTTATAAACCGTTCTTCCAGCCAAATGCCTGTCTATGTCGAGATACACAGGTTCCCAATTTATCTCTTTTATCGGGATCAATGCTTTAATCGCAAGATCGGCAATATCCGGCACGACCTTCCCAAACTCAGGAGCCATTTTAACCGCCAAATTAAGACAAAGTGCGTCTTTATATCCAGGAGGCAAACATACAATGTCCTGAATTGAAGTAAATTTGGTTAATTGCTTCCACTGACTTATTTCAAGTTGATATGCTTTTACCGGAATAGGCCACAAATCAATACTTCCGTAAGGCCAAGAACGCGTAAAATGTAAGAATCGCGGATAGGTGGTGCTTATTGCCTTCTGAAATATCTGTTGATATCGGTCGTTGGGGAGTATTTCAAGCGTCCAGTCATTGTTATACCCCGGCGTATTGTCGCGAAGGTAGGCGCCGGTTATTTTGACGGGGTTCATTGTATTGAAATCGCAAGAAACATCAGGTCCAATTGAATACGTGCCTTGCCCAGCAACCGTAGTAAACAATTCGTTGGTGATTTGGTAGGTTATAAGCTTTTGATTGGTCCATTCTTCGATCATCCAATTAAGGACTTGAAGGAAATCTGTGAATTCTTCGGCTTTAGGGGTTTCGGCTGCACTTATTATTTGTAAGAGCCTCATAGCGCGCTTAATGATGTCATAAACCCGCGTCATGGCGAGGCGCGATCCATCGTTACAATTGTTTGTTGGAAGTGCCGATATAAAAACAACCGCTGTTGCGGTCAATCCTCCCGTCGAAACTGTGACATTAAAGGTGCCAGTACCCGTTACTTCGGCAGTATAAAGACCATTCTGGTCTATAGTGCCACCAGTTGATCCCCAAACGAAGGTTAACCCGGAACTAATGTCATTGCCCGCCTGATCCAATGCCTTTGCAGTAAACTGTTGCTGTTGCCCATTATTCAGGGAAACAGACGCGGGAGAAATCTCTACAGAAGTTAATATGGCCCCATAATCCTTGTAAAAACTTTTCCCGTAGGCATAATTTTTCCCATAGGTAGCCATATTATATCCTTAATTAATTTCTATTATCCGTCGCATTCCGTCAAGATAGACCATCTTAAAACCCATGGCTTCAACTGCCTGTTTATATCTCATGCAATGGCAACAATTATAATTTGATCCTTCAAAATCAAGAAGAGGCATATTCACCAAAACCTCCTTGCGCCACATCGTACATTGCATCTTCACATGAGCATCAAGAGGAGAGGAAAGCGGTATTCTCCTACTCCAAAGACCTACCACCCCAACATCTTTATTGCTACTTAAATAGTCAAATTGGCATTTAAAATTATCGACAAACAAATGTCTTATGTCAGAGTCGTTAAGAACAACAATATCGTTATTCCCCGATTTTACCAGTTCCCGTATTTTATCCCTTCCCTCAAACTCTCCCTTGCGTTTGCACGTAGATACCGGAGTATTCCATACTAATTCTATTTCAGCACCAAGACTTTGAGCAACAATGGCCCGCTCAACTCTTGGATCAAGAATATCAGTAGTTCGAATTGGTATGTATGTTTTAATAGCCACTATACTATTTCTCCATTACCAAATCTATGCCATTGGCCGTTTTCATACATAAGAATGCCGAACATTAGATGATTCACACTGTCATCAAAAATAAAACCAGCTACGACCAGTGCATACCCGACACAAGCGTCATAGTTGGCAACAAAGAGTATGGAGCCCTCTTGAGCATTACTTGGAGTTACAGTCAAGTTCCCCGCCGCAACACCATTAGGCGGACGCCACGAATATCCACTATATTGTAAACAGTCAACACCATCAGCATCAAACCCTGATCCACCGACCAGTGTCGATACTTTCATTCCGGCCAAGGTTAAACCACGGCTAACCTTTAACGATCCATCAGTAGCGTCCGCAACAGAAGCTTTGCTTGAATTGTATAATTTAGCATGTTTGTGTCCTTGCGTATCCTTGACCTGGCCTATTGCGTCGGCAACAACAGCGTCTTCAATATCCTTAAAATGTTGAACTTCCACAATGTCCCAACCCGTACTTTCGGTGCCGTCATTACCTGTAAATCCTGCATTTGTGTATGGCATATTATTATCCCTTCCTTGCCGGGCGCCCAGGGCGTCGCTTTTGATTTGTTTCTATCGAGACATCAACGTTCGGAGCCGAGTTTATTATTTTTTCGGGAACATTCTCAACTTTAGGCGCAGGAATATTCGCGCTCAACATCAACTCCTCTTCCTCTTTGCTGTTTGCAATTTTCCACACCGTCTTTTCATCATTAAAATAAACAACCTTTGGGTATGGCCTATGAATAAAAATGGGCTGTTCTTTGCTCATTTGGCTATTTCCATTTCTTTTAAATTGTTACGCAAAGAGGTGCTGATGCGATCTATTTCCAAGGTAAGCAATTGTTTTTCGAGATTAAATGGATTTGGCTTTCCGGCAAGACTATGTAGATAGTTATGATAATTCCCTGTCCAAGCCTTAATACCATAGTGACTTATGGTTATTCTTGGCTCGATCCATATCTCCCCTCCCATTTCCGCCCATCTCTTGCAAAACAACACATCTTCTCCATATCGATTGTGGCCTATTGTTTCACATTCAAAGAATGACGTATATTTTTTGTCAGGATTATGAGGTTCAACAGAATTATCGCAATAATATTTGTCATGGTAATGCTTGCGATATTGTTCCAAGCAACTTCTTTTTAATCTTAAAAAACCAGCAGGAACACGTTTGGCCTTAATAAGTCCGGTAGCAATATTTACCTTCGGCGAACCATCTTCAAAGGTATCAGGAATAGCAGTATATTCCTCCCAATTATTTTTACATGGATATGCAGCACCGGTAACTTCAAAGGGAGATTTAAGGATATTGGCGAATCCCATAACATCCCATTCCATGTCAGAGTCTATGAAAAGCAAATCCGTACCATCGCTGTCCAAAAACCTAGAACAAATAGTATTCCTTGCGCGATCAACATAACTATCTCCGCACAAATCCCAATACTCGTAACAAATTCCGGTTCTTACTAATGCATCTATCGACCGCGATAAGCTTACAACGTAAGGAGCGTAAGCCTTCATTTCGTAAAACGGAGTTGCGATAATTAACTTCAATGCTGATCCTTGAGAAGTAGGGGCCTTTCGACCCCTATCCTCCGTTAAAGTTATCCAACAAGCCCTAGGGTTTTCAATGCCTGGCAAGCCGCAAGAATCGCGGTAGCCTGGGCTGAAGTAAACCCATAAGGACTCGTACTCGTCGGAGCCGTGGTCGCAAGAGTCCCGGCTGAAATTTGAGCAGCCGGAGCAACCCCGTAAAAGCTAATCTTGCTGGTCGTGGTAGCTCCAAACGTCGAACCACCGGGCGAATTCTCACCAATCTGTTCGTAGTTGTTTCCACCTACTGCCATAATAAATTCCTTTCAAAAATTGTGATGGAGGCGGACTGCCCGCCCCCGATTATCGAATTAAAGTCCTATGATCCGGCAAGCCAACTGAGGCCGAAGCGTCAACCATCCATATAACACATCGAGACGCGCAACAATGTTGTCATTGTTGATGTCATATTGCCGGACCAACCGCAAACTGATTCCGTCATAAACTTCACGCACCGCCATGTCCACGCCTTTTGGCAACACAAGGTCGGCCGTCGCAAGTGCGAAAGCGTCCTTGTGGAAAAGGATGTTATGCGGATATGAAGTCGATGCAACGCCAATAAACGTCAGCACCGCGCCTGATGTCGGGGCAGCCGTAACGGTCTGCGTGACTCCCGTCGTGATAATCGACGGAGAAATGCTGAGGGTCGTAGTACTTGACACCGAAGTCGCGGCAGCAGTAACAACGAACTTTTGAAGTGTCCCCGTATCTTTTTTGGTTTCCCAATTCACCGTGTTTACGTTTGTGCCGGTAGAGAAGTAAAACACGTCGCCAACCGCATAAGTTAACGAATCCGTACTTGCAATAACAATGGTAGCCCCGTCGGTACTTACCGACGTAAAGGTTCCACCAGTTGCGGCAACGCGACTTCCCGTAGTAAAGCGCGGCACATTCTGGTCCATCTTGAAATCCATACCAAGAGCCGATCCAATGGTTCCGTTCTCATACTGCCGAGCGAGAGCAGCCTGAGAATTGAACAGGCCCGACAACCCCGCAACTGAAGACGCTTGCGCAAAAGGACTAAGAACACAAGTGCGTTCACTTTCCGGGCAAGAATAATTGCTCAAATATGCGCTGGCATTTAAATACACGTCGGGGGCTTTGGCATCACCCGAAGAAGCGCCACCAGGATTTGTACCGGCAACACCGGTAAGGTTGTAGATATCCGCCACCTTTTGCAGGCCATCATAGTCAATGGTTGAAGCCAGAAGGAGCGCGGCCGGACGAATATATCGGTCACTGAATTCGTCAATGGTTAAGGTGAGGTCTTGCGAAGAAAACCGCATATCTACGTGCTTCTGCGTAGAAACCGTTAGAGTTGCGTACTCTTCCGTGAGGTCTTGAACTTGGAGTGCGGGACCTGTCGATACCGTATAGCGGTTAGGCATACGGATTCTCAAAGAGGGTCCGATTTTCCCGCTTACCGTTGCACCTGAATTCGCGAATGAGTCATCATATGACCGCGTTACCGCAGAAGCAAAATGAAGGCTGTTGTGCAGCACTCGCATAATTTCTTTGGTAATCATGATAGGGTTTAATAGGTTATTTCCAGACATAGTAATTTCCTTTCAATGTGGTTAATCCCCTACCAATTCAAATTTTGAAAAGGAGGGGCTATTAATATTGTTTCCCGAGCTTTTTTCTCTCTTCATTCCTTCGCCTGAAATATTCGTTCATTGGCAACTTTTCCAAGCTGGTTTCGACAGTCACACCATTGCTCACCACAGGCTTAATCGGGGCCGGGGCGCCACTTACCTTAACTGTGGGCTTGGCATTCTTTTCAGCGATGATCTGAGCTTCGATTTTCCCTAACTCGCGGGCAGCTGAAACGGGAGGAAGATAGTTCAACTTTTGCGCTTTCTCCGGGTTTTGAGCCAGATAATAGCGGAGATCGGGACCGAGGTCTGATGTAAGTATGGCTTCGACAACAATGGGAGTTATGCGCACACTCCCGGCATCAGCAATAACCTCATCGTAGTCCGGTTTTTCCTTCCTCAATTCCACTTCTCTTTGCTGAAAAGTGTTCTCAGCGCTTGCCCTGCTGGTAGTCGCCGCGATTTGCTCCTGAATCCGCGGTATAGCCCTTGCAATTCCCTGATCGACCTGGGCTTGGATAAATGCCTCTTCGGATTCAAAGTTCTCACGCTTGAGCGGTTGCGTTTCGGCGGGTTGTCGATTTTGTCCACCGCCTGAAATTTGAGCTTGTAAAGCCGCGAGTTCCGCTTCTGCTTTTTCGGCGCGTTCAATATGTTTGACCATACGCCGATAATCGTGCGTTTCCTCTTTTGGTTTTTTCCCCTCGACTGGTTTCTGTTCATCAGCCGACTTCTGTACATCGGCGACAACAGCACCATCGACGTTGCCAAGAGTCGCATTATCAACCACTACCTCAACTGGTTTTTCTTCGACAACAGTTGATTCATTACCCATGTGAAGCTCCTATGAAAGACTTGTTCTCAGCGTTCCCCGCTGGCGGGTTGGCAATATCATTGTACTGTTTCTCAGGATTGCCGACCTGGTGTAATTGTATGGCGTTACTTACAACGGCATTTGCCATATTGGGCGCTTGCCGGACACCTTCTTTTTTAAGATCAATATTTGCTTTTGCAAGTTCGGTTGCGGCCCGTACATCGGTTTCATGAACCTTTGCCGCCACCGCATCACTCTTATCTTTTAGAGCTTTTTGTAAGCCTTGGATCATTTGTTGCATCTGTGTGTTTTGCTGCATTGTCATAGTATGCGCCTGCATGAGCTTTTGCATGTCCGTAACCATGCCACGCATCTTCTGTTCTATGAGTTCTTTAGAATTTCCGCTTTCGTCTTCGCTGATAACGCCTTGCATTTGTGGATTCGCCTGAATTGCTCTCTTAAGCCTATCAGCGACTTCCCCGCTTAATGGATTATCAAGCATACGCATAATTAAATCAGGGGCTACCATGCCCACCATAGGCAACTGCGGAAGAACTTGGGCAAGAGTAGTTGCGGCTTCTACGCGTTTCGTTTCAAAAGATGGCCCAACATCAATCATCACGTCATATTTCCCCACCGTAAGATTATAAAGCTTTCCATCTTCGCCTGGATGTAGTTGATTAATCTGAATAACCTTATCAGTCATATCTTCGCCGAGAATTCTAATTGCGCGTGGCGTATCATAGATTTCGGGAATCAAATCAACAAGAATTTTCCCAAGAAGATGAAGGGAAAGCGCGAGGTTATCGATGAAATGAAAGTTGCTTATATCCCCCTGCCGCTGTCTGGCAACAATGGCCTTACCAGAGGTCTCGTTACTCTGCGCTCCCATGGAAGAATCGTAGATTCCCGATACTTCCTTCATTTCCTGAGATGCAATCTGTACTCCTTGGAATATTGCAGCTTCCATCGGGGCGGCTTCGGTACGTATGGGTGGGGGAATAGCCTGGCCGTTTACAGCAACCGGGGAGTACCGCGCATAAGCAAGATTTTTCTTGTTTATGTCCTTCCATTCGGGATAATTTTCAACTTGCCCGGCAGCCACAATGTACGGCATCTTTGGAGCATTCGCTATTTTTTCTGTGTACGAAGTAATCCAAAAATTATACATGCGTTGCGGGTCTTTTTGGAACCTTATTAACGAGATATATGTTTTCTTCCCGGCATCGTCTACACTCGACATTTCTTGGCCAAGTACTGGAATAATCGGGATATACTTACAGGGGAAATCTTTCCTATCAAGTATCTCGTATTCATTCATCAAGAACCATTTAACGGTACGTTCAATAGTTTCGCGTTCTTTAAGAACCGTAACACCTTCCGGAATTTTTTTCTTATCGTCAACAACAGTACCGTCATTAAGCATGTAAATGGTTTTCTTCAACGCGTCAATGCAAAAATATTCAGCAAGATAAATGTAGTCTTTTTGCGTCCAATTCTGATCGCCAATGGCATCAGGATTAAAAGTCTGCGTTTTTGAATTTGGATGATTAAGTTTAAATTCATCCTTACTTATTTTGGTTCGTATAAACGCGTAAGGAGCATCACTGTAATCGGCTTCTTTAATTAAATGCAGGGGGAAGTAAACAGAGAAGGGATTTTCAATTCTCTTTATTTCTATTTCCTGATCGAAACTATTTTCATCAATGTAATCCGTGACAACACGAAAGAATCCCATGCCGCAAACTACCTGATAAAAAACAGCGTTGGCAATCGCGGCTTTTGAATTGCCATTAAGTGTGATATGCCGTATGGCCCCATCAACAACATTGGCGGTATCGGGATCGGTTACACTGTCAATGGGACGAATTTTAATGGCAGGCATGTTCTGCCGAATATCATTGATTACGCGATTGGCGAATGCTGGAATTTTATTTATGGTAAGCGCGGGGCGACGGTCGGTAACGCGTTCGCGCATGATTTCTTCGGCCCATTGCTTACCACCGAAAAATCCAACATCTTCAAGAGCTTCGGCGCGAAGCGTGTTCGTGGCTTCCTGACACTGCTTAAACCTGTCAAGAGCAATGGCAATTATCTTGTCGTCACCCTTTAATCCCTGGGTATCGACAGTATCTTCGGCCTTGGTTTCTGACTTCGCCATCGCTATCCTTTTTTAGAACGCATGGTTGCGAACGCCTTTGCAAGTGATCCCTGTTTCTTCGTTTGTGCACTCGCCTTGCTTCCAGGCTTCGTCACCTTTGCCGCGTAAGCGCCAGTACTCATTCCGGCGTGTTCGGCCTTGGCTTTGAAAGCGCCAGGATGTTTGACAACCTCACTACGAGGCTTACCGAACAGCGTACCGCCGGAATGATTAGTGTGCTTGTCTTCGGCGTTTCGTCTCGCCATAAAGCCAGCCATTGATTCTTTTGCCATATTATTTCCCCTTCATTGCGCGGTCGATGTAACACGCGGAATTTTTCTGGTAATACTGAGCCGCCTTTTCGTTATGGAAAGCCGCTTTCTTAAGATGCGCGGACGCACTGGTATGGTCTTTCGCTTGCAGAGAAGATTCGGCGGCATATTGATGCTGTCTTGCAGCCTGCATGTGCTCATCAGGAGTCGGAATCTTTTTGAGATTTTTTTCCTGGTCATTTCTCGCTTTAATAAAAGCTGGCATTGCCATTGCGCCCATTCCCTTTCCCATATTTCACTCTCCTAATATTGACAAAACAAAATTTTTATGATCGACCTCATCGCCAAGAATGTCTATTAAAGTCGGCTCTGCCTCTGCAAGCCCTATTCCGCGAGCCTCACAAAGCCTTTCCTTGTACCTGTTAATTGCTGTCAATTCGCCTTCAAGGTCTTGTTTAATCATCTCTTCGCACATTGTTGAAACTTCGGGCGGTTCAACTTCCACGCCAGGCACACCGCCAAGCACCACAATCAAATCGTTGAGCTTATTCGCGTGTCCGCGTTCCTCTTCGGCGTGGGTAAGGAGTTCGTTGGCAAAAGCAAAGTACCAACCGGACAGCAGGGCCGCGTGTTGCTCGTATTGAATTTGAGCTTTACGCTCAAGGGCAAGATCAAAATTAAGGGCGTCTATGAAGTTTTTTAGACTTTCGTCCATTTTTCTCCAAATAAAAAAAG